ATAGGACTTTTAAAAAGCCCTTACTCGAATCAAAGTCGTCGTAGTAAGGAGCAATATTCAGGTTCGTGTTCTGTGCCATTTAGAATTCTATGACTACTTTGATTTCTTCATTTTGATCAGCCGATCTAGTAATCGGATTCCTATTGTCTATGTAGAGCATTTCTCCAGATCCAAGTTCAATTTCTTGGGTCGCATAACCAGTAACAAATGATAATCCCAATTCATACACAGAAACACCAATAGTGATTTGAGTAACTGGAACCGCAGATGTACCTATAGTTGCATCAGGAGTTGCTGTATAAGCATTTTGTGATGATGTAATTTGATTTGCCCCAGAGAACGCAATTACGTTTCCGTTGACAGTACCATCAGTTGAATCCTGATAGTATTTCAATACTTTAGTTGTAGAATCATAAGAAACTACAAATCCCTTTGCACCTGTAGATGCTTGAGTTATTGTTTCCCCAGGAGCGAAGTTTCCAGAAGGACTACCAGTACTAGACTGAGGGAAGATCATTGCTTTAGCAGCAGATCTAGTATTCTGACTACAAATAGTTGAAGTATTGTAATCATATGGATTTAAGACAAGTCCAACTCGTCTATATGTCAAATCATTAGGGAAATCAATAAATGCACTAGAAGTTTCTAACTTACTAGTAAACATAAGGCGATAAGCACCTAACTCTCTAACAACATTCTTTCCATGTCCACCAGAAGGAGGAATAACAACATCAAGAGATGCTCCGCTACCATTTCCAACGTTAGGAATTAAAGCAACATCGATTGATGCAAAAGTATATCCAGAACCAGCAGTAGTAATAGTAACAGATTCGACTGAACCAGAAGTTATCTTTACAGTTGCCTTTGCTTGAGTTCCACCATTAATTTCCCAATCACCACGGAGAGGGACATCAGTATACTCTTTGTTATTATAACCAGTTCCAGCATTCTCAATAACTACACTATCAACAGCACCATCTCCAGCAGCAGCTTGGACTAAGGTGTTTGTCAATACAGGAATAAATTCTGAGGTAACAAACTTAAGAATGTTATCAGCATCAATGGTGTACATGTACTTCCAACGATAGGAGTACACACCAGGACTGTCACCAGTCTCAATGATTGTAGTTGATGTACCAGTTGGTTCTACCAATGAGGGTCTTCCTCTAGGGTAGGTTGGATCCTGACCATTGTACAAACACTTGTACACATTAAAGTCAGAGTTCATTACATAAAAATTACTGTCATAAAGCCTAGTGGCTCCATTGGCAGTAGTTTTGGAAGGTGCATAGTCAGGCTTGTACATTGAATATGTACGTCCTACTCCACCTGTTGTTTGAGTGGGATCAACCCAGTCAACTCTTGGTACTACTAAAGCAGTATCCGAGATATCTACACGCTTAAAGGCAACGGAATCAGCATATGATCCTGTTTGATACTCAAAACTATCGATAGGTTCACCTGCAGGTGGTACATCTGTACTACCCCAAGTCTTCGCCCTACCGACGAACATAAACACCTTATTCTGGGTTAACAAAGTATCCCTGAAGCTTTCTGCGGCGTAAATTCTAAATTTGTCAGTAACTAATGCCATGCCATTGAGCTTTTGTTGTTATTTATAATGATCTCAGGCGAACTTGTGGAAGCAGTGAGACGTTTCCGCTAGTAGTGCGCGAGAATGGATATTCAACTGTGAATGTATTTGAGGTTGCAACGGTAATATTATAAGATCCGTCAAAACCTGTTCCACTAGTATGATCTAAGTATATGCTCATACCTGTAACTAGGTTATGTGCAGTACCTGTATTTACCGTACATACGGTACCTGAAGAACTGTATGTTCCTGTTTGTATAGTTATAGCAGAAGCTGTAGTTCCACCATATCCTCTACCACCTGTTGCAACCGTAAGAGTGTTAGCAGTCGTGTTCTTAGCACCATATAGAATTCTCTCTACAGTCCATAGAGTTCCATTCCAATAAGGAATTAAGATTTGACCCTCATCAGGGAAACCTATATTCTGACTGGTATCAAAGTATATATTCTTACAAGTTATAGTTGTATCTACAGCAGAGATACTAGAAGCCAAATATGTTGTTCCAAGTGCAACAGTATTAGAAACAATTCTGTTTCTTGACTTTCTCTCTACATGTACAGGATGTACAGCAAACACAGTTGGAGCAGTTAGGTATCCAGCACCACCTTTTATGTTAGTGACAGATAAAACTTTACCACTTCCTGATTCAATAGTGGTTTCTGCCATAGCACCTGTTCCACTACCTCCTTGGAAATAAAGTATTGGTGGAACTTCATAATTACTACCTTGATCCAAAATACTAACGGTATCAACACTTCCATTACTAATTGTACATTCAAAGGTAGCTACACTTGGTCTAAGTCCAGTATATTCATAAGTATCAATTGAAGTTGCACTTGATACTGTTGCAAGTAAACGATCTTGCCCTTCACTCACAACCATAACTCTATCATTAGGATCAAGAGAATTGAAAGTATTAGAAGTAAATACATCTTCTGCAGATCCAGTGTAAATGTATAAATCACATGTTGATCCTGCTCTTGGAGCTTCAAAGAATTCAATAATCGATCCATTTAATGCATATGCAACTCCAGGTTCCTGGAATACACCATTAAGGAAGATCATTAAGTTATTGGAAGCTTCAACAGCAGTGTTATCACTCTGTAAAGAGAATGGTTCATTCTGCAACTTCATAGTGAAGGTCTTCTTAGCATTATCAAAGAAAGGCGCAAGTGTATCAAGGATTGTTAATTTACCAAAGTAGAAACCATAGAAGTCCATTCCACTGGTAGGTGCTTCAGTAAAGGTTATGTCACTTCCAGTATATGTGTATGCAGCAGTACTACCTTTAACCTGTAAAATACTATTCAAGAATATAAGGAAGTTATCTGATGCAGGTAATGCATAGTTGCTACCAGCAACTTTGGCACTAAATTTCTTATCAGTTCCATCAAATGCTACTGTACCAACTTCAACTTGGAATTCAGGTGATTCTGAAGCAGTTCTAGTAATTCCAGTCAAATTACCTGCTCCACCAGAAGTGGTTCCAACTGCTTGAGTAACAATTGCAGTTAAAGTAGTAATTGCAGATGCAACATCAGTACAATCATTAGTATCATAAGTTGAATTACCACTATCATTAGTGATAGTTAAATCTCTAAACTGTGCTCCTTCTGTATAAGAGTTCGTTGTAACTAAGATATTACGCATTACCTCACGAGCAATATCTCTAGCATGATTGAATACTAATACAGTTTGATCTTCTTCACCCTGTAAGTGAACTGTACCAACATAGTATTTCGCTGCATCATAGGTAGCATCATTACCACCAAACTCAATATTATTAGCAATAGCTTCAGTAATTAACTTAGTATCACGAATACACTTAAAGAAGTTAGGAACAATGAATGTGCTATTAGTAGCCATCATTCTTCCATAAGCAGTAGTTGCAATAAATTCTAAGTTATCGCGTATTAATCTACCAGCATCTGCAAGTCTGTCATATTCAAAACCACCAGATCGTACAAGAGACCTTGTGACACTATTTGCACTGGCACTTACAAACTCATGTGCAAAACTAGTCTTAACAGACCCAGGTTTAGCATTAATGAACGTATGTGTGTGGTTACCACCTGACTTAATAGCATCAGTAGTTGCCTGAATAAAGGTATGAGTGTAGTTGCCACCTGCTATGACGGTTGTAGCACCTGCTGATACAAAACTATGAGCGTACTGGTGAGTAATAGCAGAATCCCTATTGTTAGTATTAATCGTGATAACGCCAGTTTGCTTCTTGATGGCAGCGCGAGTAATAGAGTTACTAACTGCGGAGATAAACGTATGATCTGTTGTATTAGTTGACGGTACACTGTTTAGAACCTGTATATCGAAAGTGTTGGTTGTGACATTATAGATCTTAACCCACTGACCGCTAATTGGGTCAGTAGCACGAGGATAATCATGATTAGAAGTATGGAAGTCCTCATTACATGTGAATCTAAAGGCACCATCATCAATCTTAATTTCTTCACCAGCAACAAATCCATGATCATTAATAGTTATAGTGAATACACCTGTGGTTGGATCGTATGCAGCAGCAGTAGGTGTTAACTTACCTTCTGGTACAAATGTATGTGTATGTTGTCCGTTAGGACCAGCAGCACCAACATTAATATCAAAGGTATCTGTAGTTACATTAGAAACTAACAACCATTCATCATAATTAGGATCTTCTAAAGTTGGATAACTCTTAACTAATGTATTACTATCCTTATTACATGTAAACTTCAATGATTTCTGATTAACTTTAACATAATCACCATTGGAGAATCCATGTGCAGCAACTGTTGCTGTTAGTACACCTGTACTAGGTACATATGTAGCATTTGATACAGCGTGAGATGCATATGCAACACTCTTAATTGGAATTGGTCTATCCCATGCCCAATCTTTCTTCTTCTTCATGCTGTTTGATACAGCAGACTGGAATGAATGAGCAGTTACGTTAGTAGAAGGAATAGAATCTAATACCTGAACCTTAAAGGTTGTACTATCAGCATCCCATATAGTTAACCATCTACCACTAGCAGGGTCACTGTTTCTAGGATACGCATGTGTGCCTCCACCGTGGGTACAAGTGAACACTAAGGCACTATCATCAAACTTAACCTGATCACCGTTCACAAAGGCACCTGCACCACCACCGTGAGTGATTGTAATAACACCTGTACCAGTATCGTAGTCAGCACCTGTTGGAGTATATGAGACTGTATCAGTCCTAGGATAAGACTGGTTACTAACACCACCATTATCACAACTCATTACGATACTACTGTCTGTTAACTTAATAGTATCGCCTAATCTCTGAATACAATTAGCAGAAGCAGAAACAAATGTATGTGCTTGACCTGTTGCACCTGTTGCAACGTAGAAATTCAATACTATTGTATCATTTGTTACAGAAAGTACTTGTAACCATGATCTATATGCAGGATCAGTAGTTCTTGGATAACTATGGTTTCCAGCACCAGCAGTACATGTAAATGTTAATGATTCCTTAGCAATCTGAACAAAGTCACCCTTAGATAATGTATGACCTTTGATTGTTAGTGTTGCTATACCTGTAGCAGGATCATAAGCAACATCAGTTGGAGTGTATGTGTCATATCCACGGAACTTATGTCCACCAACGGTTAGATCAAGATCTCCATTGGCAAGATTGAGAGCAGCACCTGTTGGTTGATAGTTTACAGTAGGTGATGGTCCAACATTAACTGTAATTGTTGTACCAGTTACAGCAGTAATATATTGATTAGTTTTAGCAGCAGGATCTGTTGGTCTTGGATAGTTATGAAGACTAGCACCTAAGTTAGTTAAGTTTCCACTAGCAAGAGTACCATCGTTCTCCATATGACATCTGAACATCAAGGAGTTAACATCAATATTGATACTATTTCCAACTTCAAGACTATGAGATCCAATAGTTAACTGAAGATCTCCAGTTGTTGCAGTATAGGTTGCTGCAGTTGGTGTAAATGCAACTTGAGGTGATGAACCAACATCAACAGTAAATGTATCTGCAGTAACTGTTTCAACTCCAAGAACTTCCTTGGAAGATGGATCGCCAGGAGCTGGGTATGAATGCCTACTAAAGTCATCATCCATATCACATGTAAATGTCAATGCGTCGTCATCAATGCTGACAAAGCTAGTTGCATAAAGAATTCCATCTGCCAATCCAGATACCCATGTATGAGTAGTAGTATTACTACAAGGAGTATCATTCAAACATTGAATATCAAATGTATCTGTAGATACTGCTCTAATTGTAATCCACTTACCGCTAATTGGATCTGTTGAACGTGGGTAAGAACCATTACCGCCACCACCGTGAGTACAACTCATGGTTATAGCACCATCCTTAAGTTTTACCTTATCTCCTGCTCTGAATCCATGTCCAACAACAGTTATTGTAACAATACCAGTGGTTGTATTAAATGTTGCACCAGTTGCAGTATGAGATGTAGCAGCAGTCAATCCATGGTTCTCAGAAGTCAGCGTTAATGCACCTGTAGTTGCGGTAAATGTAGCTGAAGTTGGAGTAAATGCTTTTTCTGCTGTCTGTCCAATATTAACCTTAAATGTGTTTGTTGATACTTCAAATACATTGAGCCAATTACCTGCAGCAGGGTCAGTTGATCTTGGATATGTATGAGTAGTAGCATATGCATCACGAGAACACTTAAATGATAACCCACCAGTAGCGAACTGAACAAAGTCACCATTAGTAAGTCCATGAGCACTAGCCCAAACCTTCATTACACCAGTAGTAGCATCATAATCACAATATGTTGGTTGATACTGGTAGGTTGCTAATGAATCAAACGTATGTGTAGTAGTATTTGTAGCAGCAGTACCATTTAATGCATTAACAGTAAATGTAGTAGAAGATATAGCGTCAACTGGAACATTCTTACCAGAGATAGGATCTGTGGAACGAGGATATGAATGAACACCACCACCATGAGTGCAAGTGAAGTTTATTGAGTTATTTGAGAACTTAACTGTAGATGTAGCAATACTTAAACCAGAAGCAACAGCAGATACGAATGAATGGGCATCTGTGTTTGTAGAAGGAATAGTATCAAGTACAGTTACATCAAATGTATTAGTTGTTATATTCGATACTTCTAACCATCTATCACTAGCATAGTCAGTATTACGTGGATAATCCTTTTGTGCAGCAGAACCCGAAGCACCACCGAATGCACAACTCAACTTAAGTGAACTATCAGCAAACTTGACTTGATCACCTGCCTTTAATCCATGTGCCACTACAGTAACTGTCATAATACCTGTAGTAGGATTATATGCAGCATCTGTTACAGTTGTAGTTGTAGGAGCAGTTAAAGTATGTGATCCTACTGTTAACTCTAGTACACCTGTACTAGGAGTATATGCTGCAGCACTAGGAACATAACTGTTAGTTAATGGTTTGCCAATTGGGCTAATTCCTAAGATATCATCATTTGTATATCCGTTACCTGGATTACCTAATACTACATTCTTAACCTTACCATCAACAACTATTATGTCACCAGTAGCACCTACACCTGTTCCAATCTTATTGAACAATGGAACACCAAGATATGTTCCGTCTGCATAACCTGTACCAGCAGTTAATCCATCAGGAGTGTTTCTAAGTGGGCTTAAGTTGGTATTTACCTGTACAGTGATAGTAGTAGCAGTTTCTGCTGAAATTGTTAATGTTGCACCATATGCTTCATCAGATGGTCTAGGGTAAGCATGTGTACTTGCATGATTATCAGCAGCACAAGTAAACTTAAGGGATTCATTAGCAATCTGAATAGTATCACTAGTTGTATAACTATGAGACCCAATAGTCAGTTCTAAAAGTCCAGTAGCAGGAGTATACGCAGCATTTGTTACATTCTTCTGAGTATTACTATCACTAACAACTGTTACTGCATTGGATACTGTACCACCAACATAGGTGTGAGCAGCACTACCAGACATACCAGTATCTAAGGTTTTTAACTCATCTCCAATCTGATCTAATTGGAAACTAGACGTATATGATGAACGATCATAATACATCATTAAAGCACTAGAACCTGATTTAGGTGCAGTTGAGAATGTTATAACATCACTAGCAAAACTATAATTATTTGGATTCTGAACAATACCATCAATTACAACTAAGAATTGAGATTTAACTGAAGTCTTACCAATTTCAGTAGTAATTGTCTTATTATCAACCCTTGTTGTAAATTGAGTATTAACCCCATCAATTCCTACTGTAAATCTATTAATAGCAGCAGTAGATCCAACATTAAGTGTAATCGTTGTAGAAGTTACAGCATCAATAGCAATCTGTTTATTTGCATAAGGATCGGTTGATCTTGGATAAGAATGATTTGTTGCATTATTATCCATTACACAAGTGAATGTTACTCCACCTTCGGCAATACTAACTGTATTGGAAGTAGTAAGACTATGTGATCCAATCTCCAATACTAGAAGTCCAGTAGAAGGAGTATATGTCGTTCCAGAAGCTGCTGTATAGGTAGTAGTACCATCGTTAATAGCATCTGCAACACCACTTACGAAAGTATGAGTACCTACACTAAGTGAGGATAGTACAGATGTACTACCTCCAAGAGAAGGTTTTAAGGATATTGTATTTGCATCAACAACATTAACGTAATATACAGTTCCTGTTGTCAATCCACCAATATCACCTTTAAAGGTAACAGTTTGATTCTGAACTAGTCCATGTGCTGTTAATGTAATTCTATTATTAGATAGATCAACTACACCAGAAGATGAACCATCAAAACTAATATCTCTAGTTGTTATATCATCAACCTTATATGATATACAAGATAAGATCTTTTGAACATCTACTAACTGTCTACCAAATATTTGAACTTCAGTAGGAACAGATGCTGTATAATCTGGTTTACCAAGGGCAAAGTTATTAATAGTTGCCATCTTACCAGTATTCTTAGCAGATGGTTTTGGTGTTACATAAGTAAGACCATTAAAGGTACTATTAAGACTATTAGAACCAGAGACCCACCAATCTGTTGTACTAGTAGTACTTAAATTAATGAAGGGTTTAGCTCTATAAACCTTGGCAGCAGACTCTAATAAAACTTGAGTACCAACAACTTTAAATCCTGCAGGGTGAGCAGCAAACTTAAGAGGATTCTTCCAATCTGAAATATTAATAGGTGATGATATCTCATATGAGAATTCTTGGAACCTATTACTATCATATAATCTCTGTTCATTAATATCTAAGAACCCAGTAGTACGTTCCCATTTTGAAGAAGATACACTAATTGGAGAAACTTCAAATACAGCATTAGCTCTTTCAAATGCATGAATTTGACCAAATGATGAAGATTCTTCACCAAATACAGGTTCACCAACTTTAAATTCACCTTCTTGGATTTCTATACTAACAACACGACCTGCAGGATCCCAATTCCTAACATAACCATATGCAGTATATGATGCTGTAGATGCACCTTGATAAACTCTTTCTCCAACTAAGAAAGTTGCAGGTTTCATATATGCAGTAATAACATCCCCAAGATCTGTAGTAGATAAAGTAAAGGTTGTTAATCCATTAGCATCTCCAACTGGAGCAGATGTAAACACAATTGTTGTTGGAGTATTAGCAATTGCATTTGCTTCTGATGTTGCTAATTTAACTTGGTTATTTGCTAATCCATTAGTACCATTAGCAGCAACAACATAATAAGTTGTATTAATTGCTAATGGAGCTGGGAATGTACCAACTACTTCATTTAAAGTTACTGCAGTACCTGTTGGGATCTTTGTATTGTATGGGAAGTTTAAAGTACTGTTAGATACTAATCCAACCCAATTATGAGTTACTTTTGCTTGAACTGTAGGAGCAGATAAGAATCCTCTACCCCCACTTCTAACTTCTACAGATTGAATAACTTCATTCTGAACAATTGCTTCTAATTGATAAAGTGAACCACTTCCACCAACAAGAACAATTTCAGGTGTTGAAACAAAGTTTGAACCACCATTTGTAACATCAAGATAATCAATAACTTGAGTTCTTGTTAATTGTAAATTATAAGTTGTATTTAACTCTGGTTTTAGAGTTCTATCATGACTATAGTTAAATGTAATATTATCTCCACCAATCTTTAATATTTTACCTAAATCGGAAGATTTCAATAATACTGAAGCACCTTTTCCTGTTTTCTGTGTAATATTAACTACAGGAGCATTTTGGTATAATGTTCCTCCATTTTCAATATTAATAGCAGTAACACCTTCATTTACTATACTTGAATTGAATTTGGCATCAATTCCACTACCACCACTAACAAGAACGTCAGGTGCTGATAGATAACCAGATCCAGTATTGGTAACTGTAATAGTATCAATAGATGCGTTTAAGATACATGTTGTGACTGCTGGATCAAGGTGTGTCAGTTTAGTAACTGTCACAGTAGCATCATGAGTAGTATCTGTACCTCCCATAGATGCACCAGAAATGGTGATAACATCACCTAGTCCATATGTACTACCACCATCAGTAACAGTAACAGATTCAATGGTTCCTGCACCATTAACAACTACTGTAAATTTAACATCGGTTCCTCCAGTAGGAGCAACACTCTTTTGAGCAACATTAGTGTATGTCTGGGTTGTATAGTTTGTACTAGACTGTGTAGTAAGTGATACTGTGTTTACTAGACCAAACGCAGGATCATCAAGAATAAGAGTTGGGGCAGATCTATAATTAGACCCACCTGCAATAATATTAACGATTTCCAATTTACCTACATTGGGACCAGAACTAGGTACACTACATGTTACAGCAGCATGAACTCCATCAACTGTTGTGATTTTACCTTCAGCATCCGAACTATAAACTTTACCTCTAGCATTATTACCTGCATAGGTAGTCCACATGATATATCCTTTATTTGCGGCACCACTTCTAGAATTATGAAGAGGTTGAATCCTTAATACAGAAGTTAAAGGATCCCAACTAATAACTTTACCTCTAGCAGTTTGATTGCCCAAAACCTGCTCAGATATGATAACTTCATCTTTAACGAAAGAACCACTTCCCAATACTTCAGTTAAAGTCAAATCTATAAAATCAGGTAATGATACAACACCAGTAGGAAGAGATGCTGGATTATAACCAGATCCCATGGCATCAATAGTAACACCAGACAAAGATCCAGAAATAGTTGCAATTGCAGTCGCACCAGATCCAGATCTACTTGATCCAGTTAGTTTTGGAAGTGACTTATAGTTTCTTCCAGTATCACCAATAGAAATTGTTCCAATACCGCCTTCTGGATATATTGAAGTTGTGTTGTATGTAATGCCAGAAGTATATCCACTTTCAGGTTCCTTTGAACAAATATAAGTGAAATTAAGATCAGTAGGAGTTACTACAAGATTTGTACCTGCTAAAGGCTCATTCATCACTGTAAGGTAACTACCAGCAATATTTCCTTGAATATCGAAATAATAGAAGATACCAGGAAGATCTACCATCTTTATAGTAATAGATGTCTGCTGTCCTGTTTGAGCGTTGGTTAATTCTTCAACAACGTTCTTATAAGTGAAAATATCGGTATTTGAAGGATCTAACGTAAATGCAAGTGTTTTTCCATCATTACTTGAATCTGAAGTGTCAAAAACATAAGAATGCCCATTAATCAACTCTAACTTAGGTTCTTGGATATAAACATCAGCAGAAGTGACTGTAGCAGCAGCTGTAGCTCCATGATTGCGTTTTACGGTAAATCTACGAAGAGTTTCCGTTCTGATTACTTCATAATCAGTTTTATTGTATGCAGAAGGAGAAACTCCTGAAATATTAACAGTATCGCCTATTGCAACCTGATGAGCAAGATTTGTATGACATACAGCTTCTCTTAGAGTCTCAGTTAGTGTAATACTAAAACTAGACCCTCCACCGTTACCTAGGTTCTGATCAGTAGCAGAAATGGTATCACCAACATTATACGCAGTACCAAAGGATGTAATTGTAACTGTAGTGATTGCACCACCAGCAACGACTATAGTTGCCTTTCCTTCTCTACCACTATTATTAGTAGTCAATGGAACGTCATAATAAGTTCCATTTGTATATCCAGATCCACCAGTAATGGATGACCACCCACCTTGAACTAAATTACCGTCTGTACGGGTTCTTACGTAAGTCCAAGACAAAGTACCATCAGATACTGTTCCTGATAAGTGGGTGGGGGCATTTCCTGCACCAGAATCAGATGTACCAGCAGCAGCTGCCTTATAAACTCTATCTGCAACATAAACAAGATCATTCTTGGCATATGCAGTACTATTTGCCCATCCAGCAATCAATTTCATGCTTACAAGATCAAAATACTCAAAATGGTACTTTGAACTTATAATTTTAGATTTAAGTGACCTTGTATAGGAATTATCACTAATTGCAATAGTAAGTTGATCACCACCGACCAAATAATGCTTAGATGCGGATGTAAGTGTTGCAATGACAACATCATCGTCATCTACAGCAAAATTAAGACTTGAAACGTCACTACCTACAACTGAAGATACAGTTGCACTAATTCCATCTCCACCAGCAGTAGTATTATCGAATATTAACCTATCATTGACCTGATATCCAGTTCCACCACCTTCTACAAGATATTGATCAATTCCAGCAGATGAATATTGGTTAGTGGAGCTAACTGTTAGTGATTCTGCTGTTCCACCACGAATTACTGGATAGTAACTGAAATATCCAATACCATCCTCAACATATTGAAGAACCTCTCCAGTTTCAAGTGTAATAAGAGTTGTAGTATCTTCTAGTGCTAATACGAAGTCAATTTTGTTATCAAGTTGTTTTCTCTTTGTAGTAATGTTATCAGTACCGATATATGGTGCTCTATAACGTGTAGCATCCTCAGTAAAGTTTTTCTGTAGACCATTTCCATCCCAGTTGACTTCACTCGCTTCTGAGTAGAAATTTGGTCCTATAAAATAGGGGAATTTCGGATTTCCGCTGATTCCATCAATTGTACAGAAATATGCATAAACTCCACCTGGAAATTCTGGAGTTACGCAATATCTGCCATTATATTGGTCTAAACCACCTAATCCCTCTACATATTCATAATCTTCAATAAAGGTACCTAGAGGATCGCTTAGACCGCTTAGAAGAGCATCCCTAGTCGTCTTCAATCTATAGCTTGTTCCTGGTTGCTTATATGAATTGTATGGTTGCTGGTTTTCGGGATCTTCAAACCCATAAGGTCCATATATGGGGTGTCCGTCATAAGCCCACCCAAGAATAGGTGAGTGCTTAGTAGCAGTCAACTCTTTCCATGGTGGATTCAGTGGATCTGTGTCAGGTTCGATATTATCAGCTAAGTAATACCTAAGATTAGTGGGATTGTACAAATATCCATACTCTCCACCATATATTCCACTATTCTCTCCTTCCATAACTGCTCCACCAGCAGCATCAGTTACTTTCCTTGCATTAAAGGTTGGTTGACCAACTTCTGTAGCAGTTGCGGATTCATTATAGGTTAATTCTGTTAATTTGGTCGTAAATGATGCACCAGTTCCAGGATATACGATATCAATGCTTGTATTACCAACACTGTACCCAATTCCCTTATTTGTTATAACAATACCAGTAACAATGTTCTGAGATAAGTCTACTTGAGCATATGCAGTAGCACCAACTCCATCTCCAGTGATAACAACGTCTGGAGCTCCATAATATCCACTACCACCGAAGGTTACAATAGCACTTTCAATTCTTCCATTCAAAATGGATGGATATCCAACAGCACCACTACCAGAGATCAACTTAATCGTTGGTTCATAAGTATATTGACTTCCTGTATCACTAATGGTTATATCTTTAAGAGGTCCACGTACAACAGCAGTTGCAGTCGCTCCTGCGCCCCCTCCACCAGTAATTGCAATCGTTGGTAATCCAGCAGCTTGTGTATATCCACTTCCAGATCCAGTAACTGTTATTCCAGTAACCCTACCATCAGTAATCTGTGCAACAGCAGTTGCCTGTGTGCTACTAGGTGCTCCACCTCCACTAATAGAGACACTTGGTTCACTTGTATATGAAGCACCACTAGTTACAACGTTAATTGCAATAACTCTACCATCTACTTCCGCAGTTGCAACTGCAGCAGTTCCTAGGTATGTCCATTCAACTGTTCCTACAGTTGCATCCCCAATTGTATGGGTAGGATAGACTGAGGAAGAACTTGTACCTGCATTTATGGACCGATATCTATTTCCATTATGCTTGACAACTATACCACTAGCATAAGTGAATGCAAGTTTATAATCTGGTTCAAATTCAACTGTAGGTGGGTTTTGAATATCATATCCATCTCCACCACTATTTTTGGTGATTGATTTCAATCCACCATACTTTTTAGTAGTACTTCCCTTATATGAGAATAAAGGAACACCATTTGCAGCAATACCAACCTGACCAATAGGAGTAGCCGTCTTTGTACTCTTAGTTGATGTTGTCAATGGTATTCTCTTAAGATACCTTTGATTTCCAGGATCTAAATCTGCTGAAGCAAATGGACCAACTTTATGGGATGGTATACCTGTACTAGCGACTACTGCATCTGTAGATGACTTATAGACATTAGTAGTATCTGCATGATACTTTGAAATTAATAAATTAATAGATGGATATACACTAGTACCAAATGCAAACTCTCTAGCAATGTAAAATTCATTACCAGGAGTTGATGTTATTCCAGCAGCAGGAGCACTAGGAAGAAGGAATTCAAAAATGTATTCATCAACAATACCAACTACATCATGCTCATTGTTGTAGATATCTTCAGCAGCATTAAGGATTCTAATATTATCATCTCTTCTTAACTTATGCTTCTCTTTTGTTGTGACAGTTACCCTTACGGCACCAGTACCAGGATCAGGTGCTCCTAGGGTTGCTGTGATGCCTCTGAGTGCCCTTCTGACGTTGTATAAGAAACTATCCCATATTGGGTCAAGACTATCGAAACCAGGTGCTAGAGGGGTTGTAACCTTACTGTCTGGAAGGTAGTACTTACCACCAGATGATAGTGTAACGCCTCTAGTTCCACCATATACCTTTAATTGGATTTCAGACCCATCTACATTACTTGCACCATAAATCTTGTATGCTGCAAAGACTTCTTGCCCTGCATCATGTGCTACATTGAGACTATTCTCTCTAGCACGATTACAACCTAAGAATTGGTTAACTGTTTTGTCAGTATATGTAATAATTTCATCTTCAATCCTAATACGTCCATTTGTCTCTGGCCAACCTAGTGTAGAATCAACAGTAATGGTAGTATCTGTTAATGCACCAGCTAAATCATCAGCAAGAGTTGTTTTATAAGGAGTTACGAAATTTCCAAGTGAATTATTGGTATCTACATCAATTTCAAAAATTGAACCAGTTTGAGTAAAGACTTCAACAACACCTTTAACGTATATACGTGCAGCGGCAATATTTGAATCAGTTGTATCTGCTTCTTGGTATAAAACCTGCCCTACAAGTGCAGATGGGTCTCCAGTAACAGCAACACAACGAATTACTTCCCTAGAAGTGTAATATGCATCAGATGGCTTGAATATTCTGTCTCTTGGATAAGAAACTTCGGAATCTACTCCAAATAATGTTCTTAAAACGAATTGGAAAGACCTAGTAGACCCTTTAGAGGCATAAAAGTCCTTAATTCGCTTAATTACAGTAGATTCAGTAACTCCAGCGTAAAAATTCTTCGGATATGTTGATAAAAGCAGTTCTTTGAACTGTCCCAACATGAAAAGTGGGAAAAGGTTGTTTAAATTGACAACTGTACTGCCAAGAACGTGTTCTGCAGGCTCTGTGTTAGAAAAAACGTACTCACCTACCTGTCCAAGTGCTGTTGTAGCATCAAAACCTCTTGCACATCCATTAAAAAGGGTTGCACCCTTAGATTGGTAGTAAATTATCTCATCATCTATTAAAAGTAGTCCCTCATCAGGGAAATCACGAGTTGAAGTAACGTCAACAGTAGTAGAAGAGCTAGTTACTGTTGAAATTGTTGTTGTTTCGGTAACTAATTCACCATAATTATCAAGATTGTAATAATCTGCCCAATTATTGATTATATCTAAGCAATATCCCTTTAATTCCTGTGATTTATAATAAGCCTTAACGAATTCTATGAACGTAGGATAGCTATCCTGTATAAAACTGGCAAATTGACCAGTAACACTATCAGATAACTGCGACCTAGATTCAGGACTGACCTCCGACGGTACAGGTGTCGTTGTAACTGTCGTAGTCGGAGTAGTCCACGACCCGACTTTCCAGGATGAATTCGATTGAGCCATGCGTTTTTTTAATTATAGCTGGACTCTGGTACAACTCCCGTACCAGATAGGTTTGAACCGCTACTGATAGTGTCTTCCACAACACTAACTGTCGTATTATCTATACCTAATGTCAAATAGGTTTCTCGTAAAGAAACTAGGTCATTCGATTCTGGAACTGCGGATAGTTGAAGAATGCTACCTGATGTTGTTGTAGATGAAATAATCAAGTCATTAATAACAATTTCACCCATTGTGTAGTCAACAGTACCTACGTCAGCAGTACTATATTCAAATGCACCTGTGTCCTTTATGTAATAAAGTCTTAATTTACCTGCTCCATCATCATTGATGAAGTAAGTATTAACTATATCACCAGAAATCTTAAATCCTGAAGAGGAAACCGTAGGTTCTGTCGAGGTTCCTTGGTTGATTCTGTTACCATAGCAGATTTTATAGTTGACACGAGCGTTCAAATCAACTAAAACGTTCTTTCTCATCTTGAGACGAGTGATATTAGAAGTAACTGATCCGTCTGAACCATCAATTATACTCTGAAGTTTGGAGAATTTGAATTTTCCACCAAATTTGTTGTACTCAGATCCTGTATTAAGCGCAGTTAGGGTTGCAAGGACTGCATTCTTAACTTGTGCTTCAGTTTTACGTGTAACATTAGGATTAAAATACACAAAACTGTTCAAATCGATGTATAATATCGATGGATCAATGATTGCAGGCTGAATCGCAGCAACAGAATACTCTCTAAGTTTCTTTAAAAGGACATTTTTCTCAGAAAGAGATAATTTATCCGCATTTTTCGGTTTGATTGCTAAAAATACCTTACCATATTGAGGTGGAGACGCTTCTTCACCACCATAACACGCAATTGAAGCAACGTTAGGGTAAATTTGAGGAACAATTGCCTCATAATCCTGCGTTGAAACTGCTCTACCAAATGCAGAGTAGAATTTAGGCGCAGAAAACTTGATTCCTTCCTTAGTTTCCGCTGATGCACCACCTTCAGGACGTGCATCTAGTGTAACAGTGATCCCAGAAGTTAAAGAATTCTGTTCATCATCTAAAAATGTTCCAATATTAGTGAAAGAGAGCAATCCATTAGCTCCAGTTCCACTAGAAGTAGTATAAGTTACCGCAACTACATCACCATTTGATAAATCTTGACCTAATGTACCGTCACCGAACATAATTTCAGGTCTTCCATACTCAGATTCTTCTAGAAAATACACCTTAGAAGTAGAATCTATCTTAGTAATGTCTGTTGCTTGCAAATAACGCTCTACAACGGTACCAGAAGTGACTTCAACCTTCATTGCAGACGTATCTACATTTGCATTTGTTACAATAAAGCGTTGTCTTTCACTAGTATTACGTACAAACGTGTCTGTTAAGTAAACACCTTCATAAACTATAAGTTTTGAGAAGGTTGCAATACCTGTTGTACTGTTTACAGATACAGTAACATCAGATGGAATTGAGAAAACAAAGTTATTATTATCTAATCCTTGGAAATTCAGTACTAATCCTTGGGAAAGTGTAACAGTTTTAGGATATCCTTTTGTAATTACACCCTGGGCATTAGTTGTAACGTTAGTTTGAACTGCAATAGTAACAGTTGCTTGAGAAGAACGTGCAGAGCGAGGTGTGTAACCAAGCATTCTTGCCAATTTAACGACGTTCTCGCGCAATACAGCAGTCTCTAGGAACCCTTCATTGACGGCAAGGTTCGCATTTACACTAGTGTAATAGGTATTATATGCTAAAGTATCAATCAGTACGGTCAATGACGACCCTTCAAAGTCATAATCACTAAACTCTGATTGTGCTGTTAGATAATTTTTAATTTGTGCCTTGATTTCGTTGAACTCAAGAGCATTGACGGTATTAAATGCCATTATGGTTTCAATGCTACATCTACTGAATCTTGTATTGGAGGTATTCCTAATATCACATATTCAATAGAGACATCCAATTGGTTACGATTCTCTTCCCACTTGGTACGTACATCTATAACTGCAACCCTTGGTTCATGCAAGTTAACTGCATTTATAAGACGTTCAGTTAAATCATTCTCAAGTTCAGGACTAGCATTTTCAAATAATAGACCTAAAATATTACCACCAAAGAAAGGATCAAATGGCTTCTCATGGAAATTATATAAAACAATATTTTTCACTGCAGCCTTAATAGCTGACTCATTAGTCAGGGACAAAACATCGTTTGTCACTGCATTCTTTTCAAAAGTTAAAGAGAAGTCACGAAATGACTTCGATGTAATAGCCATCCTTTACGGAATTAACCTTCTTTATATTTATACCTGTTATTCAGACTTGATAGAAAGTGTACTTCAGAAACAACTCTTCACCCTTCTTAATCTCTCTAATAGTTCTCATATGGTATATCTTACCCCACTCTTCTTCTTCAAATACTTTGATGCAGTTAGGATCTTCACTATGATTAACGAACCCTCCTAGAGGTGTTCTCATAATGTCATCATCTACTACAACATGTGATATACCGAGGTACACGTCATCGGGTATATCGCTTAAAGCAAATAAACCCTGTCCTGCGACAGGGCTATCTTTTACGTGTATACACTTAGGCAATGCTTGATACATTATAATGAAAATCCTCCTTCTAATTCATACCATCCAGTAATGATGGTCTTTTCTAATTTCTTGTCAATAACTCCTCTATGAGTATGTGTCCATTCGGCTGGCCATATCACAGTGGCACCCTTCTTGGCAGGGATATACTTATCCTGATACTTCCATTCAGTTCCACCGTCAGGATTATCGGAAAGGTACGTCATCCATACTAGAAATCGTTCTCTATTTATTCTCTGCATACCTCTTTCATAATGCCATGTGCTATAACCCTGATTGGGTTTATATCTCTGTATGTTAAACATCGGAGACACATGACAATCAAGTTCACCTGCTTGTGGATATGTACGATAATAATCTTTTAGACAATCTATCAAACTCCGCATATACGTGTCAAGAACTTTTTCATTCTTAGCAAGCATGGTATGACAGTGCATATCTGTAGATTCTTTACCTGTTGCCTGAAGGTGTCTCTGAGAATGCAATCCGTTATATTCTATTTTTGGTAAGTAGGTACATGTTTCATAGAACTCTACTACATCGTCACATATACCTATATCAATCTCACCTTCCCAGATGAAATCGTGCATTATCTGCCCTGTCCCCTATATCTCTTCTTTGCCTTATTACGTGAGGTTGCCGAATGCTTTGTATGCATCGAGTGCCCTTGACGGGTCTTCTTAGGTACTGCTGGTACTACTACTTGTGTACCGAAACCACCTGCTTTTGTTTTCATAATTAACCACCTGCGAATACGTTGGGTGAACCTTCTGCAACCTTAGTGCATGTTGCATCCCCTATTCTACCACATCCTTTGCCATTTACAAACACAGTTGTACTTCCTGTTGTAATTGCTACTGCATGGGAAGGACATATAGGTGCTGGTAGTAGATGTGATGTATTAACGTCTCCTTGACGAGAAATAGGAATAGGATTCCCATCATCATCTTTATTACAGAAGACATTAGGAGATCCCTCTGCTCTGGTCATACCACTACAATGTGATACGTCTGCATCGCCTATTCTAGTTACTGCTGGCATTGTTCGCTACCTCCTTGGAAATCATGAATACTTTCTGATCCACCTATTGCAAAAGGATTGTACTTAGCAGTAGCAATCCTGTACATCTTCTCATGAATAGTTATATCTTCTTCTTCGTCTACTCCTGGTGGTTGGCACTCTGATGGAGCAG